GGGTTGTTTGCTCGGGACGAGGTTTTTCAGGAGGCAGAAGCACTCCTTTCTTATATCACTGGTGAGACGACCAGCAAAAAACCCGAGCTTGTTATGCTCGGTGTCGATGCAGACCGCGTCGGTGGATTTTTGAAGAGGTTTCTTTCAACGAGAGGATTATCAATCGTGAAAGCATCTGAACTTGGCCGGCTCGCTGAAGGAAACTCTGAAGAGTCCGCGCCTGAGAATGTGGAGAAGATTGAATCTTTGTCGGTAGAGCCGGCAGAACAGTCGGCTCCTGTTACCGAATTGTCTTCTGACAACACTCGGGAAGAGCTCAAGAAGTTTGTCTGTGAGTTTGGTGAGCAAGGTGCATTTTGGTTCATCGAAGGAATTTCCTTCGCAGAAGCACAGAGTCGCAAGCTTGGACAGCTGAAGAGCGAAAACGAGAAGTTGCGAAAAGAGCTCGAACTGTCGAAACAGTCCGAGACTGTACCTTTGTCCCAGGGAGGAGGTGATCAAGCGTCTCCCTCGAAGGCTCGAGGTGGTTTTGTCACCAACATTCGGGTGAAAGACTGATTGAGTTGGTGATTTTCTTTGTGTTGAGACGTTTCCACATTTGAAAGGATTTTAAACAATGTCCGATGATCTCTATGTCTTAGCGGACTTCGTGGGCGATGCCCTCGACTTGTCCCCCGCTCAGGTTACCGACCTGAGCATTTCTGCTCCCTTTTTGACCGCTCTTCCGATGGTCACCAGTTCCAACGGAACGAACCACAAGTACATGAAGGAGACTCAAGCTCCTGTCGTTGGCTTCCGCGCGGTCAACGCCGGTCGTGATTTCGATCACTCGATTGACGCTGTTGTCAGCATCGATCTGAAGATTCTGGATTTCTCCTGGGCAGTTGACTACGCCCTCGCAAAAGCTTGGCGTAAGGGTGGTGCTCCCGCCTTGATCGCGCGTGAAGGCTTGCGTCACTTGAGGTCTGCTCTGTTTCAATTTGAAAAGCAGATTTTCTACGGCACTGGTGTTGCTGACGCTGGCGGTTTCGCTGGTTTGCTCGACAACGCACAGTTCGATGCGCTGGCTGACGGTATGGTTGTCAACGCCGGCGGCTCGACTGCCTCGACCGGAAGCTCGGTTTGGTTGGTTACTGCCGGCCAAGACGCTTGCTGCTCAGTGATGCGAGAAGGCAATCCAATCGAGCTTGGAGAGACCGTGGTTATCGACATGCTCGATGGATCGAGCAACCACTACCCCGCCTACTACACTCCAGCTTCGACTTGGTGTGGTCTGCAAATTGGCGGTGCGTTCGACATCTGCCGCATTGCGAACTTGACCGAAGACAGCGGAAAGGGTCTGACCGACGACCTGATCTACACTGCTCTTTCTCGGTTCCCCGGTGGTCGCGCTCCGACGCACATCGTGATGAATCGTCGAAGCTTGGCTCAGTTGCGAAAGTCGCGCACCGCGACCAACCCAACTGGCAACCCGGCACCGATTCCTCGCGAAGTTGAAGGCATTCCGATCTTGGTTACGGAAGCCATCACCTCGACCGAAGCAATCGAAACCTAGTCTGACTAATGGTCACTCCGATTGAAAAAGCGATTCTTGCCTCCAGAGGCCCGCAGAAGCGGGTCTCTGGTCGGCAGGTCGTTCTTCGACGCTTTGTCAGCGGCGTGGCGAAACTAGGTTACGCGATTGCGACGATTGGTGAAACTCGCTCCGATGAGGCGGTCAGCGAAGACATGGTAGTAACGGTTCGATTCCGCGACTATTTCATTGATGCAAAAGATTACGTCATAAACGGCGAGATCACAGAACCTCGGCCAGATGACCAGATAGACGAGACGATTGACGGGACGGTGATTACGTTTCAAGTCCTTCCTGCCGCTGGTGAACCTAATCGTTACAGCGACATGGCGCGGAGAACCTGGCGTATTCACACTAGAGAGGCCAAAGAACTGTAATGGGCAAACGCAAGGCTGTCGGAACCAGAATTGCTGATGCGCTGCTGACCCTGCTTCAAAATGGGTCTGCTCCGTATTGGTCTCAGTCCGGTGAGACGAGTTGGGTACTGCCTGTCACGTTCACGCGGACATGCGTTCCAGAAATGCAGAAAGAAAAGATTCAGACCCCCAAAGGGTTTGTGGTTGTCGGGTCTGTTGAAGGTACAGAGTACGACAGGGCATTTGAGTATTTTGACTTCACCATCGGTGTAGGCATCGCAAAGAGCATCGGAGTTAATTCGTCCGGTCGTGAAAGCGATGTTGACGATTGCGTGTCACTGATGGAACAAATTCAAGATTTTGTTTGTTGGGAAAACCAGCAGACGCTTACTTTGCCGGCAGTTCTTGATGACAACTCAGTTGAAATCTCACCTTCTCATACCGCCAGGCTGATCCTTCCGTTTGAAAATAATCCCATGTACGACCCGCAACTGTTGCGAACAGATGGGGTGTTCCTTTCCGTTACAAATTTCGTCTACCACTTTGAAAAACAGAGGGTTTCATAATGCCTACAACTTATTGCAGCAAAGCTGCTGGTAAGGAAGCAAAGCTGTACCACAATTCTGGCACGGTCGCTTCTCCAACTTGGGTACACATCAAGGAAGCTCGCGATCTGTCACTGAACATGACCGCAGAAGAGTTTGATGTTTCCGACCGAAGTTCAAAATTCAAGCAGTACGATGCCGGCCTGATTGATGTCGAGATCAGCGGAAAGCTTTCGTACCGGACCAACAACACCAACTGCGACACCATCCGAACCCTGTTCCTCAGTGGCTGTGCTGCTGAGTTTGCTCTGATGAGCAACACCATCACTGGTGGTGACGGTGCAGCAGAGGGGATTCGCGGTGGGTTCAAGGTGTTCACGAACAGTCATGAGTTTCCGCTGTCTGACGGTATGACCGTGGATATCACGCTGAAACCGGCCTATTTCGAGAACGGATCCAGCGTGCAGGTCGAGCTTTCCTGGTACGACGTTGCAGGAACCTAGTATTTGACGAAAACGTCTTTCGTCTCGGCGTAGGCGGCACGGGGGATTTCGGTCCCCCTGCCGTTTTTTCAAATCAAAGGTGATAAATGGCGGATGAGATCAAAGTTACGGTTGGTGCTCAAGTAGCCAATGGCCTCTTAAGCCATTTGGTTCCAGCCAAGACGACAAAGTTCACGCAGACGACAGCGCGAGCGGGAGCGGTCACCCAAGACATTGGTACGACAGAAGAGACTGTGTCTTTCGGTGACGGTGTGCCTGGTTACATCGTGGCGACAAACCTCGACGCAACAAACTACGTCACCCTGCGATTTGCCAGTGGCGCGAACGCGATTCGGTTGTTGCCCAACGGTGGGCAAGCGGTGTTCTATTTGGCACCTAGCACGACGCTGTACGCGATTGCGAACACAGCTGGGTGCAAGGTCAAGTTTGATTGGTTCAACAGTTAGGAGACGAGACATGAGCCCAGAGGCAAAAGAGTTGCTTGGTCAAAAGATTGAGCAGCTTAAAAAGTTCCGAGACTCGGACGAAATTGCGATCAACGCAAGGGATCTTCGCGCGTTTAATTTTGAGGTGGACTCAACAATTCCAGACAGCAATCCCATGTTTTTGACAGTAAGCGATCTTCGTGCTGTCGCCGCTGCTGAGTCGATTGAGCCAGTTGAAGAAGATTGTGGTTGCCCAAAAACGGAGTAGAGACGATGACCGAGACGAACGAGACGGAACAATTAAAGACGTGGTTCAAGGATGAGCAGGGTCGCCAGTGGAACCTCAAATTAACCATTGGCAAGGCGATGCAACTTCGCGACGAGATGAATCTCGACGTTAATCAGTTGATCGACCCCAACAGCGGCCTGCTGCATGAGCTCATGGTTGACTCATGGAAACTGCTGGACATCTTGCTGCTCATCACTCGCGATGAGAGAAAGCAAATAAGCGTATCCGACGAAGACTTCGCTAACGCTTTGGGTGGTGAGACACTTGACGAGGCGACAGAGGCGTTTTTGTACGGAGTGACCTCTTCGTTAAAAAAGTTACAACGACGAGCGTTCGCCGCAATGACTCGTCAGTTATCGACAGCGACGGAGATGGCGGCGCAAAGAGTGGTGTCTCAGATTCAGAAGAACGAGGAGAAGATCGGGGAGAGGCTGGATTCGGCTATTGGGAGCTTGTCTTCCGATCCGCCGGTATCTTAAGGCTGGACCCAAGACCGTTTACCTTCGGTGAACTCCAAGGAATGCTAGAGGCTTATGAGTATTCGACTTGGGACCACACAGCGAGTTTAGTCGCGTGCGTGGTGGGCTTGGTAAAGCAAGGAGTAAAGGTCAGCGATTTTCACCCCTATCGAAGAACGGAGGCCAGAGGAGAAAACTTTGCGACGGAGAGCACCTTCCAAGCTCTGAAGTCGCAGTTGCCTCGCTGGAAAGACCCAAATGGCTAATCTGTTCAAATTCGGCGGTCAGGGACGAAACTCAATCGTCTATTTGAAATTCTCGGGCTACACGAATTTCCGTGTTGTCAAAGAACGTGCGTTTCAGGCGAAAACCAAAAACTTACGTCGCGCTGGTGCAATTGTCCGAGGCATCATGCGTCGGCTGATTCGTCCGCGAAAGAACCCTCGCCTTGCCTCGCCGCCTGGAACGCCCCCATTCGCTCACTTTTTGCCTGGCATCAAAAACACGATTGAGTTTGACGCTAATGCAAATCGAGTGATCATCGGACCTCAAATAAACCGGAGTAAGCCAAACATTTCTCCGGTTCCAGGCGCGCTGGAGCACGGTGGTACGACACTGGTTCGCACGTTTCGACGGCGCAACCCGAAAAGACGAAGGCAGCGTAACACCAAAGGTCAGTTTCGCCGTCACGCAAGTCGAAACGGCAAGCCAATCCCACAATGGTGGTTAAACAAAAATCCGCTGCCCCAGGCCACAAGAGTTCGAGCGAAAATCCGGCCACGACCTTTCGCGGAGCCTGCTTTGAAAATTTTCGCCAACTCGGCACAGTACGCTGCTATTTGGAGGGACTGCATTAGATGAGTACCGGCGGATTAGGAATGAAAATTCGCGCTGGTGGTGCATTCGTCACCCTCGGCGTAAACGATAGGTTGTCTGCCGGTCTTTCAATGGCAGAACGACGACTTCAAGCTTTCGGTCAACGGGTTGCCGCGATGGGGACCAAGTTGACGACCGCTTCTCTAGCAATGCTCGGCCCAGTAGCGGCAAGCCAAAAGACATTCGCAAGCTTTGAACTTTCGATGGCGAAGGTCAGGGCGATCATCACGCCAACGACCGCTGAATTCACCGCTATGTGGCGACAGGCAAAAATGCTTGGTGAGACCACGCAGTTCACAGCCACAGATGCCGCAAGAGCAATGGCGGTTTTTGCCCAGGCCAATTTCAAAACCAATCAGATCATGGCGGCGATGCCTGCCACTCTCGATTTAGCCGCCGCCGGCGAGATGGACGTTGCAGAAGCAGCTGACATCGCCGCTCAAATCATGAACTCAATGGGCATTGAGGCAGATGATGTGGGCAAAGCGATTGATGTGTTAACGAAGGCAACACAGACTGCCAACACCGACTTGAGACAATTAGGCCACGCGTTTACCTACGCTGGTGCGATTGCGTCATCTGCGGGCGTTAACTTTGAGGAGGCTACGGTCTTTCTCCAGATGATGTCCAACGCGGGTATCAAAGCCGACATGGCCGGTACAACTCTGCGGGGTGCTTTGCTCGCACTTACGTCACCAAGCCAAATGGCGAAAGAGAGATTGAACGAACTCGGCATTGACGTAGACACGGTGAAAGGTGATTTCGCCAGCCTGTCCGAAGTCATTCGCCAGTTTGAAAGTCGGATGAAGTCGATGGGTACTGCCGACAGAATGAAATTCCTCGGTGACATTTTCGACAACCGGCAAGCTTCCGGTTTTGCCAAGGCTGTGGCAAACGGTGCTGAGATGTTTGTCAAAATGGAGAAAACGCTTTACGACTCTACCGGATCGGCCAGGAAGTTTGCCCAGACGCTGATGGGTACAGTGTCTGGTAGCTGGCTGTATTTGACTTCTGCTATTGAAGGCTTGCAGATCTCGCTTGGATCGATGAACGCCAGCTTGACCCAAGGACTGCTCGGGGTGTTAACCGAGTTGGTCGGGCGGATTATGAACTGGGTGGAAGCGAACCGCTCAACCGTTCAGTCGATCATCATCATTGCGGGTGCGGTCGGCACAGCTGGCGTAAGTTTGCTTGCGTTATCGATTGCGATTCAAGCAATTGTGGTGGCACTGTCACCTCTATCGATGCTCATCGGTCTTGTGACAGGTGCCTTTGGTATTTTGTCTGGAGCGGTCTCTTTCTTGATGACACCGCTTGGCATGCTGACAGCAGCGTTCGCAATTGTCATGCTGTCGTTCAACGACATCCACGTTGAGCTAAATAACCTCTCTGCGTTAACAAGCCAGTGGGGCAACTACATGATCTCCGTCTTTCGCTACACCAGCGAAGGGATTGCCGACGCTATTTCCGCCGGCGACATGGGGCTTGCGTGGGGGATTACTTTGGCTGGCATGAAACTAGCCCTGATCAACACGATGGATTCAATCTCGCAAATCTTCTCTATGTCTACCGGTGAGATGATTGCTGCACTGCAAAGACTTTACAAGTTTTTTGGCACGATTGTTATGTATTACCGCGAGTTCAACAACGCCGGTAGCAACATCATGGCCGCTCTTATCGCAAGACCTGGTGTTGATATACGTCCTGAAGTTTTAGACGGACCACGCGCTCAGTTAGACGCGGCATGGGCATCTCTCGATGCGGTCGATCCGTCAGGAACACAACAGGCAATCGACAACGCAATGGTCGATACTGCTGCCAAATCTCTGGCGGAACTTGTTGCCTTGCGGGAGGAAGCAAGACTCCAGCGAGAGATTGCCGATGAAACAAGGCAAAAGATGCCAGAACTCGGTGCGGCAAGAACACCTCCTGAAGCGAGAATGCCGGATACCCCCGGCATGTCGAAGCCGGCGGATGAAGCGGTCAAGTCGATGGAGAGAGCGATTGCGTTTGCGTCAATCGGTTCGTTCGGTGGACGACTTCTTGACCGAATGGGGCCGGGACCGCAAGTCATGGACAAGATTCAAGATAACACTAAGAAAATGGTACAGGAACAGCAGGAAACCAACGATCATCTTGCAAACATGGATGGTCCTGTTTTTGGGCCATAGGAGTAAATATGCCAAGCACGTTTTGCGTATCACAGAAAATCACGGAGTGCGCCGATTCTCCAAAAATCACTTTCAACGGCACCAACTCAACTGTCACCAAGAGGTATGAGATCAACGCCTCGTCTGCTGACGCGGCTCTCGAGCTACTGATCAATCAGATAGCCTTTCCGATTGTTGCGGGGGTTTTACTATCAGCCCTGCCTACAGTTCGAGTGGAACCTCGCTGGAATCCAGCCGCAGGCAGCGGTGGCGTGGGATGCTACAGCGGCAGTATTGAATACCGGCATCCTGGCAAAGACGAACAGCAGGAAGAGGACAGACAACCTGGGGAGCCTGGCTATGGTAGAGAGATTGTCTCTGCCTCATTCTCCGGTGAGCAGGAACATATCACACACGCCATTAGCCAGACTCACTACGGAGCTTTGTCTCGAGACACCAATCGCGGCATCAATGTGCAAAGCAACGGTGAAGTTGATGGTGTAGACATCAACAAGCGAATTGGGTCTTTCACGGTATCGACCGTCATGGACAAAAATATTTGCGATAACGACTGGTTCAGAGACCGGATGTCGCAAATCTGGACAACGAACGACGACACGTTTCGCAGTTGGCCGAAAGGATGCGTGGCCTTAGCCGGTATGGAGGCAAGGCAAAGGTCTGACGGCCACTGGGAAATTGAGTATTCATTCCAAGTTTCCCCTCCACGCGAGGCTGTCGCGGATATCGCCGGTGTCCCCCTTACGATTGGTGGAGTGCCGCAAACCATCGACATCGATGGCTGGGATTACGTCTGGGTCATGTACCAACCAACCGACGCAGTGGTGAACCAAGCCGGCGACGAAGTCATTACACCAAAACCGATTGGAGTGCATGTCGCGCAAGTTTACTACCAATCAGACTTCAGTGACTTGGGGATTCTTGTCTAATGGCCGTACCTAAGAAAAAAAGCGCGGGGATGCCTTTCTCTTTCTCTGCCGGTTTCTACAACAAACTTGTAGATGCGGTTAAGTGGATTGAGAAAAACAAGAGCAAGCAGGGTTCAATGCAGATGAACCCTGACCCTGGTCAGACAAGTCTGCTTGTCGCGAACGCCAGCGGCTCTGACTTACCAATTGGTAGTGTGCTTCAGATCAACGACCGGATCGGTGAGGAAGACACGTTTATCTTTCTCAAGGCAGTGCGCGGAGTACAACCCGCGCTCGCCTCGAGGTACTGCGTCATTACTGCGGAACCGATTCCAGCTTCCTCCGTTGGCAAGTGCGCGGTCGCCGGCGTTTGCGTGGCAAGAGTCAACGTGACAGACATCACCCACACTGGAGCGAACCCTGTAATCGGCTCTTACGTTCTGTCTTCAACTTCGGACCAAGGGCAGTTTCGGATCATTGAGCCAATCGCCAACATTGGTGTGCAATATCTGCTGGTGGCTTTTTACGCGAAATCGGAAAGGCAAAACCAACTCATGATTAAAGCCCCATCAACCGGAATCCCCGGCCGATACCAGAACAAACTCGGTAAGGCAACGTGTCAAGTTGTAGAGCAGAACCAAGACCAGGCCGCTGGAACCGCAGATGACGACTACATCTACCTTCCGACTTTTCCAGAAGAGGTCACCGTCTACAACTGGACAAAGTCTACAGTTTGCACAGAGGGAGATCGTTACGGGATTGCAGTCTGGGTCAACGACAATTGGTACATCGTTGCAGAAGACTGCGCAGACGATGGTGGCGTGGTAAGCCCACTGTCCGTCAGCGGAAGCTTTGGCGAGTTTGCTAACCCGCTGAATCTAAGCGTTAACGCCATGACAGTCGCCAGCAGTGGCGTGTTTGATAAGTCAACCAACACAGGAATCGCATAATGCCTGCACTCAATCGTTTTGAATCTTTCACTACCCATCTGAACGAAAAGGTCCACAACCTCACTTCAGACACCCTTAAGTTCATTTTGACCAATGACGCTCCCAGTGCAGCGTGGGCGACAAAAAGCAGCGTCACTGGGGAGTTATCGACAGCCAACGGATATACCAACGGTGGTTTGTCGATGAGTGGAAGATCTGCTTCCTCTTCCGGTGGCGTTTATACGCTGACTTGCACAGATCCGGCATGGACAGCCAGCGGGGGGAGCTTCGGTCCATTCAGATACTGCATCCTTTACAACGACACCCCGACTTCACCAGCGGATCCTTTGATCGGCTGGATGGATTTCGGCTACGGAATCACCGTCACGTCAGGCAACACGTTTACGATTGATCTGCCTTCCACAGGCTTTTACTTCTCGAGCTAACAATGCCAGCTGGTTTTCTAAAATGCTGCTGCAAGGCGTGTGACTGTGAAAAAAGTTGGCCGGGAGATAACGGGCGGCTGAGTTGCGTATGGAACATCAACTCTCCGATTCCCGGCACCCCGTCTCAGAAATACCAGTACATCCACAGATCAAGCTCGGCGTGGGAGTATGCAGCGTATCAATACCTTGTGGACTCAAACGTACCTTACTGGTATTCGCAAGATCCAGGCAACGCAGGCCCGGGGAAGTTGAAGTTTTACGTCAAGGATTTTTTGATCAAAAAGCGAATTCGCTTTCAGCATCCTGACCTACCGGCTTGGTTGCACAACATTGCCTGTGTCCCAAAGTACGAAGATTTTCAAGATCGAGTCCAGCCCTACCTTGGTGAGACTGCGGGTGTGCTTTCTGCTTGGGACAGTCGCTTCCTCTATCGTTACA